TATCCATTTTTAGCTGTAAAAGGGTTCTTTGATTCAGGCAACGTAAGAATCTGGTCCGGTAACCAAGATGCCACGATTGAGGGAGAGACATACATCGGAGGTGGTTCACTTATACAAGTTGGCAACATAAAAGAAACACAAGAGCTCTCAAGCAACGGTGTTTCTATTTCTATCTCAGGAATGGATGCGACTGTTCTTAATCTAGCACTGACTGAAAATTATCAAAACCGTAAGATTGTAATTTTGATTGGATTTTTAGACGGTGGAACCAATGAGATAAAAGGCGTAATGAATATGTTTACCGGGAGAATGATAAGCATGAACATAAACGACTCAACAGAAGCCTCTACTATCGTCATAAACGCAGAAAACCGCCTTGTTGACATGCGTCGTCCTAGTAAGTTGCGATACACAAACGAATCCCAAAAATTCATACAAAGCACTGATACTTGTTTCAACAGGGTAAAACAAATGGCAGACAAAGAGCTTATTTGGGGTAGAGAGTCACAGGGTGATTCTCCTGTGGTTGGAAACAGCACTCCCACTATTTTGCTTGATGACTTGCTTATTCACGAATCAGGTTTTTAGAATGACAAAATTACCTCAATGGGAAATACGGCTTTTTGATTTTATAAGCAATTCACAAAACAAGTCTTTCAAGTGGGGCAAGTGGGATTGTTGTATTTTCTGCATAGAAGCAGTAAAGGCAATGACAGGGAAAGAAATCACAAAAGTAAAATGGAACAATAAACTTGAAGCATTGTTGTTCATAAAAGAAAACGGAACGACTATCAATCAAGCTACATCTAAATATCTAAAAAAGGTAGGTTTCAAGGTAGTGGATAAAAACTTCATCACAGCAGGTGATGTTGTGCTTCTCAAGGACATACATAACAACAATGAACAGCTAATGGGAATCTGCACTGGTAACTTGATTGCCTGTGTTTGTGAGGACGGTCTTACATATAGACAAAATCAAAATGCGGTAAAAGTATGGAGAATAAATGGTTAAAGCGGTAGAGGCGGCTATAGTAACGGCAATCATAGTCGGTATAGCTGTTGTTGCAGCACCTGCAATTGTACCCGCAATGCTTACCTTTGGCGCACTAACTGGTCCCGCTGCTTTTGTGGCCCTAAGTGCAACTTTGGCTTTTGTTTCCACAGGTTTGAATATGATGTTGGCACCCTCCATACCAACTGCTACAAATCAAAATTTTGACACAGGAACTAAGGTTGCAACAAAAGGTGCAACGACACCAAGAAAAATAATTTACGGTCAATGTCGTGTCGGGGGAACAATTACTCATATAGAAACAACTGGTACAACCAATGATGTTTTACATTTATTCATTGCAGTAGCAGGTCATACGATAAATAGTCTTGAAAAGGTGATATTGAATGATACAGAGCTTACTTTGGGTTCTGACACTTCTTCTTCCACAATTAACAGCACAACCGTACATACAGTCACTCATTCAAAATTTACCAATTCAGAAAATGAGCAAAACTTTGGCTCAGGACGTTTAGTAAGATTCACTTTCAATGACGGTTCACAAACAGCAGTAAATGCTTTCGCTCAGGCACAACTTGGCACGACATCAGTTCCCAACACACACGTTTTCAAAAATGTTGCTTACGTTTACATGCAGGTTGTTTATGACCCAGAATTATTACCAAGCGTACCCAACATCTCATTTGTGGTAAAAGGCAAGAATATTTTTGACCCAAGAACAAATGCAAATGCTAATTCTGATGCACAGAGGTCTAACCCTGCATTGATAATTAGAGATTTCTTAACAGATACAACTTACGGATTGAAAGCACTAGCAGATGAAATAAATGACACGACATCTGCAGGAGGCATAGCTGCCGCCGCAAACACTTGCGACCAAACTGTAACCCTTGCAGACGGAAGTTCTACCGAAACTAGATATACAGCAAATGGGTTTACCGATATGTCTGCAGACGGAGAAGATGTCATTGGTGGAATACTAAGTGCAATGGCAGGAAGTCTTACTTACTCTAATGGGAAGTTCAATGTTTTTGCAGGGGCAAACCAAACGCCCAGTCTTACCATAACTGACGATGACCTGTTGTCTGCTCCACAGATCACAACTAAAACAGCTACCGGCGAGATGTTTAACACAGTTAAATCCATTTTCGTTGATTCAGAAAACAAATTTGTAGCAGGAGACGCCCCGATCTTCCAAAGCAGTACGTTTCTTACGCAAGATACGCCTAGCGGAGAATCTCAGGCAAACTTTGTAAAGACAATGGAATTGAAACTACCTTTTACCACTACACATACCGCAGCACAAAGATTGGGAAAAATAGCTTTACTCCATAACAGACAAACAACATCTCTCAAAGTAGTTGTGCCTTTAGAATTTTTGCAACTACAGACAAAAGATTATGTCAGAGTAACTAACGAAAGAATGGGCTTTGATAGCAAACTTTTTGAAGTTTTGACCGTTGGTTTTCAACTTATCGGAGAAGCAGAAAGTCAAGCAATTGCTTGTGAACTAGAACTTAAAGAAATTGAATCAGCAGTTTATGACTTTGCAACCAATGAATACTCTTCGCCTATCCAAGAAGGTTCTGTAGTAACTACAGGAAGTAATAGTGTTGCAACTCCCTCAAGTGCAAGTGCTTCGCAAAGTGCAACCATAGAGGGAACAACTACCAAAATAAATATAACTGTTTCATGGACAAACTCAGATGAGGTAGGAATACAAGGAACAGAAGTCCAATACAAGTTAAGCGGTGATAGTAATTATAGTTCACTCTTAATAGGAAAATCACAGACAGTAGCAACAATCCCTAATGTAACCGTTGGACAAACTTACAACATAAGACTTAGACACTTTACTTACGATAATGTTTATTCAAGTGTCCTTGCCCTTAGCAACATTACCATTACTGCTGTAACAACACAGCCTAACGTGCCTAGCAATTTTACTGTTGCTTCTGATAATCCTTTGCTTATCGGGTTGCAATGGACGAATCCAAGTAACACAGATTTAAGAGCAGTAAAGATTTATAGAAAGACAACTGACAGCACACCCTCTAGTGATTCAGACGGTCTTGTTGAAACTATTTCGGGAGAACCCGGCAAGAAGTCTGTGTTTTTTTTCGGGAAGCATGACGGTATTTCAGCAGGAACAACTTATTTTTTCTGGCTTCGTGCTGTGAATCATTCAGGAGTAAATTCAAACTTCACTTCTTCTGTATCTGGCTCATTCAAAAATATTGTTGCAGGTGATGTAGATACTACTTTCAGCAATACCATTGCCTTTAAATCAAATCTTACCGACGGAACCACCATAATATCAGGCGACAACTTACAGACTGGAACAATTGATGCAGATGACATAAACGTCACGAACTTGAACATAGGTGGAGTAGCAGTAGACGGGTCTATGGGCTTGGTCGTAGGAAGCAAGACAAGCTCATTGACTTCACCTGCCAGTGAATCAACTGACTTAGCTTTTTTGCTCACCTCAACACATCCGTGGGGCAACGCAAACACGCAAACTAATCTAATTGTAAATCAGGCATTTACTACACCACCAAACCATGTAGGCGGCGGAAGTAAGAAATACATAGTAAGAGCCACGTTTACACCTGTAGGTACTTTTGCGACTGACGCCCAAACTTTTGCGTCATTAGCTATATACACAGATAGTGCAAGTTTTCCAACTGCTACTGCAACAGATAAGACTGGTTTTTTAAGTACAGGAAGCCTTGCAGGTATATCAAAAAATTTAGTTCTTCAAACTTCTCTAGCACAGAACACTACCTTTTACGCGAAAGTATATGGAAGGTTCAAAAATGTAAGCAATTCCAACCTCAGTGGTACAAACCAGAAGGGTTTTGGTTTTGTAGTAATTACTGTAGTAGGATTGGCGGCATGAGTGTTACTTACGAATACGGAAGCGTACCTTCATGTTTGCAGTACATAAGGGATTTAAGAAAAGAAATGCTAAGTGGCAGTGATTGGACACAAGCAAATGACAGTCCTCTTTCTGACAGCAAAAAAGCAGAATGGGCTTCTTACCGACAGGAACTTAGAGATTTACCCAGTAAATATACAAATGACGATTCACCAAGTGATGTGGTCTGGCCCACGATGCCTACATAATGGACGATATAGTACGACTAATAACTGAACTAGGTTTCCCGGTAGCCGCTGCATTGGGTCTGGGGATATTTGTCTGGAAGCTCATAAATCGTATAATTGACGGTATGGAATCTAAGATAGACGTCGTTGACGATAAGGTTAATGAGCAATTGAAGGCTATGGAAGACAGGTTGCAGACAAAGCTAGACGCACAGCAAGGAATATTGGTCGCGCTGATTGATAGAGTTAGAAGCGTTGATAACGAAATTATCAGGCAAGATACATTACTCAAAACCATGTTAGGAGTTCCACAATTGGTGCAGAAAGATAAGATCGCGAAGGCAGATAGAGATGACCAGAGAAAAGATTAAGAGAAAAAGGGGCAGACCCTCAAAGGCGGAGTTGAAGGCAAGGAAGAGGGAAGAGGATAAGGACCTGGCTCTCCTTATTTGCATGTATGTAGGCTTGTTTATATTTATCGGTATCGGTGTCAACTATGCACTTGCAGACGAGATGTCCTTCAAGTTCAAGAGTCCTAGTTTCAGTGGTCTGAATACATCACAACATTACCTTACGATTGAGAATCAGGAGTTCTCAAGAAACAAGACTTTGATAGAAGAAAAGAAAGCGATAACTGAACAGTTGGCAAGAGAAGCAAACAATACAACTCTAGCTAGATTTATCAGGAACTTAGAATCAAGAGTTTATGCACAATTATCCAGACAGTTAGTTGAAAACCTCTTCGGAGAGACGGCTTCGTCTTCCGGGACGCTCACTCTGGAAGGCAACCTGATTGAATACTCCTCGGACGAAACTTCTATTACCCTAAAGATCACTGATGAAGAAGGACAGACTACAACTATCACTTTTCCTATTGATAGTTTTGCTTTCTAGCTGCGGTACTATACCTTCCGAGAGGCTAACTAACTTTGAGATAACGAAGGTTCCGCATGTCAATGCCATAATTAACCAAGAGCTCTTAGAGGTTAAAGAACCTAACGAGAAACTAATAGTCGCCGTCTAC